CTAACTTTACATAATGTAGAAAAGCGGATTATCAAATCATCTCAGTATTTGGAATGTATCCCTTGTCTGACTTTTACCCAATGCCTACCATTGAGTATGTAAAGCGTAAATGCAACCACTGACACTGGTCAAGCAACACGCCATCAGCGGACATAAGTCAATGGGGATTTATGAACTCATCTGGTCGAATTCGGGCAACCACCGAAGTTAATTTTAAATCCCGCATGCGTGCCTTCGTATTCGGTGAGGATGCGAGGGTTATTAACCCAGGGGATCTGCTCATTGAGATGTCTGCAACTGAGCCAGGGGATAGGGAGCAATCCAATATCCGCAAATTTGAGATATACATCAACGGGGATCAAATGGGTGCGCTACTGGTTCAAGTGACCAGGGCATCAGATTTGTTCAATGACAATGAATATTGGTTGAAACAACCAGCATCAATTGAATCAAAACCTTTAACGGCTGATGTGCTGGTTGAGCAGGATGCAAATAGGCTCAGGATTCATTTGAAACACTTAAAGGGCTATAAACCCACATTGGTGTTACTACCTGCGACCCCGATTGTCCAGGATGCAATTCAATTGGCGAACGCATTAGGTTGATGGGTTATTTTTTGGTCTATCCTTTGTTTTAAGCCCATTGGCAGAAACAATCCCTGCAAGTGTGCCAGTGAGAAACACGCACAAAGTTGAAACCAAATCAATGGCGGCTTTGTCATTTGGGGCTTGCTCGCCTAATGGTTGGGTGATGAATAAGAATGCATACAATAATGAAAACACTGAGCCAGCAAATACGATTGCAAGGATGATTCCAATTGTGACAATAAGCCTGGCATGTAATTCTTCAGCGGTCAATCGCGTGCGTGGCATTGTTTTCCTCTACTGAATCGGGAAGCAAATCTTTTGTGCATTGTCCAACTGCTAAACATTGCGGGGGATTGCATTCTGCCTTTGTCCAGTTTTCAAATTCCTGGCATGGGTAACGCATCCAACCCTGATAACCGCAGCCTGATAGGGTTGATGAAATTAACACCAACCCAATCAGTTTTATCATTACTTACCTTTAACGCCAAACGCTGCATCATTAGGATTGCAGTAGCGGATGATGACGGGCACGATAGCAGCAACGCCACCCATTGCCATTGCTTTTAAATCTCCGCCTGACATATAAACTGCAAGTGCTGCGGCAACATAACTGCGCAACCAACTTGCAATAATTGCTTTTGCATTTTCCATTATTTATTTTCTCCTTTTGGTCGGTCAGGTAATACACCTGTAAATGGCTCATAAGATGGGCGACCATAACCCACAACAAATGAACGCGCTCCCAAACTTCTTGATTTCACCATAACTTCACCACCATTGCGTTGATCTCCAGCACCTGATGTGTTGCCCTCAATGGTTACGATTTGTTTATCTGATGCCCGTATGACCAATCCAATGTGATTGATTGTTACTTTGTCATCAATAATGAAATCAAAAAACACAAAATCACCAATTTTAGGCGTGGAATGCCATTGTTTATTCTTTTTAAATGCTTCAGCCCCAACACGGGTGCTGACTACATTTGGAACTTTGACACCTGCCTGATCTGCACACCAATTCAAAAATGACCCGCACCAGGGCAGTTTGTCAGCCTTCATGTGCTTGCCATATTTGGTTTCATTGTCGCCTGTTTCGGCAGTGCCCACCTCATTGAGTGCAATTTCAATTAAGCGGGGCAGTGTGCCATTCGGGAAATTACTCATTTTTAGTTGAGCAACAACCTGGCTTCATCAGCGGTCAATCCCAATTTGTCCAGGATTGCCTGGCGTTGGGCTGCCTTTGCTTCGGCTTCGGCTTGTGCCAATGCATTTGCCGCTTGATCTGCCTCATAAATTTTAAATTCAGCGGCAGTCATTTCGCGATCAATAACTTCATCTGTTTCAATATTGTGTATTCTGATTATTGGTTTAGTCATTTTAATTCACCCCGTAAAGTAGGACTGTTCCTGTTGATAAATTACCGCCATCACATTGAAAAACTAATGAACTAATTGCTGCACTTGAAATAAATGATCCAAAAGAAGCAAAACCTTGATAATTGCCTGGATTTTGATAAGCACCATAAATGCTAAATGGTTTATAAGCGGTTGTGCTTGTGTAATTATTTATTGTAAAAGCCCAAGAATTGTTCGCACTTGTAAATAAAGAACCACCAGCACCGATATTTGTAAATCTTACACTTGTGTTAATGCTGGAACTCCAAGTTGCTGCGGTGGTAACATTAAGTTGCATTGCAGAACTACTAACATTGTTTGGCAAACACTTGAATAAATCTGTGCTTGTTGCGTTAGTAACGCCAGTAATTATCATATATAAACTTTTATAAGATTGTGAAATACTTGAGATTGTTACTGTTGCTCCTGATAATGTAGTAGTAGATAATAAAGTTAAACTGCCAGCGGATATTGTGCCCCATGAATTTGTTGTTCCATTTGTTGTTAAATATTGTCCATTTGTTCCCGTGCCTAATCTTGCAAATGTGCCTGAACCAGTTGCTTGAATTAAATCACCTGATGTGGTAAATGCAGTTGCCATTGAGTTTGTGACTGTCACATCACCTGATGTGCCACCACCACTAATTCCAACACCTGCGGTCACGCCTGTGATGTCACCTGGATTTGGTGTTGTCCATACAAAATCCATGTCAGTTCCAGTTTGTTTTGCAAGTATTTGACCAGTTGTGCCACCCAATAAATCTTGCATTGATGTGGCAACGGCTTGACCAAACACCGCAAAATCTGCTGGTAAGTCCGTGACCAAATCTGTGTTTGTTGGCATTTGCCAGCCAAACGGTGTTGTTGGATTGCTCATTTATTTGCTCCTACTCTATTAAAGGATTGTGGCATTTGCCCAATCCAATGTTGCGCTGACATCCTGCCATTGTTCAACAATTGGCACATTTTCCCATCTGAATGCTTGAAGGCTAAATGCCAGTGATGACACATTCATGGTCAGTGATAATTCATTGTAAGCGGCTGCAAATGTCCAGCCTTCAACAAATCCCAAAAATTCACCTGAATTCATGTTAAGTGGCAGATTGGTGATTCTAAGCGGCTGCCCCATAAATGTATTTATCAGGGCATCCCGATCTGCATCATCAATTTCAGGGTTGGTCAGGTCAAATGCAAATTGATTAAATTGGGCATTTGGGTATGCCCTTAATTCCAAATAAAACGCTGCCTGTGTTTCGGCATCAGCCTGATTGTGCAATGTGGTATTTATGATCTGCGATAAATTACCGTATAAAGCAATTGATGCAGGGTCAGAATCTGAAACCTCATTATTTGAATTTGACCCGTATTTTAAAGTAATTGCATTTCGCACATCACCGCTGCGGGTGCGGATTTGAAGATTTTTTGCATTGGCTTGATTGGCATCTAAATCCACATAACCATTGGCTGATAAGTATTGGCTGCGGTGTGTGCTGTCTGCGTATGAAATCCGACCCTGGGCATCCTCATAAAGTTGCCCCAATCCTGATGTTGCAAGCCCTGCAACCAGTGTATAAATATCAATCACACTGGATGAACGCGCTGCCAAATCATAATCACCTGGTTGATCAATCTCACCCAATCCATTATTTTCTGCACCTTGCCATTGCTGCGCTGGGGGTGAGTAAGTTGCCCAGGTGACTGCGGCTGGCACTTGCTGCCATTGATTAAATAAAACCTCAGATAAAACCCGATATATCTGATCACCATCAAATTCATGCGGCAAAATGCCTGTGGTGATAATTTTGGGCAATCTACTTAATGCACCTAATGCAATGATTGTGTATGTCTGAGCATAAGCAACTGAGCCAATTTCTGACACGCTTATTGTTGAATCAGTAATTGTTCCGCCAAATATCGGCACAAATGTTGCGGTTGAATCTTGCACTGAAATGGTGACTGATTGATTAATCTCAAATTCATAATTAGTTTGATCTAAATTAATTAATTCAATGTTGCAGTAACCCGCCTGGGCTTGACTGTAAATGTCGGTGCGCCCGCTAGTGATTGTAAGATTGCTCAGAATTAAATTTGTGTAATCAACTCCATCAATTTTGAGTTGCCATACTGGATTCCAGAGTGTCATCCGAATTTACTATAACTTCCTGTAACATTAAAATTGTTTGCCCCGCCAGTGCCGCGATCATAAGAATCATTTAGATTGCGCACAATTGTCCTTGCAGTGCCTTCAGGATCAATTGCGCCATTTACGGTGAGATTGATGATTGGAGCATCACGACCAGTTTCACCAGCAAATGTGCCACTTAAAGGATTAAATGTTTTTGGTGGCATTGAAATGTTTTCTAATCCCAGCGCGGCATCTGCTTGCTTGTTCAAAACATTAAATTGTTTTTGCAATGCATCCAATTGTTTTTGTGCAGTCTTTGAACTAATTGCATCTGTGGCAAGCAAAAATGTTGTGTCGGCGATTTTGTCTGATATGCCTTGCAGTTTCTTTACTAAGTCAGGCAGATTCACCGCGGCTGCGGCATTACCAATTGCTCCACTTGAACCCGCTGCACCACCACCAATCCCACCTGATGATCCGCCAGCAAAACCCCCGCCACTTGAACCCGCTGCACCACCACTTGATCCTGAACTAGGAATCCCGCCATAACCACCAACATTTGTTGATGATGCTGATCCTATTTGGTTTAGTTGTGCAATGTCTGCTCCAGGTTTAATTAAATTTAATCCACGGATAACACGGTTGATGTTATCTATTATGAAATTAACAATTGGTGTGATAGCACCTGAAATTGTGCCAAATACATCAATGATGAATGCAACTGCATTGCCAGCAAATTCAGTGATCTTACTAAAAACCGTGCCTAATATCGGCAAAACATAGGTTTGCATTAGTTGGATAAACTCTGAAAATTTGTCTTTGTTTCGGTCAATTGCATCTGCCACAACATTCCAGGCATCCTTAAATTTGTTAAATATAGGCACACCGTATTCAAAAATGTATCCGATCATTTTTTCTAAGATAGGGAGCAGGGCAGTGCCAATAGATTCTTTACCTTCATCAAATGCTTGCTTCAAGCGGTCAATGCGCCCCTGGAATGTTTCAGCATTTGCCGCGGCTGCACCACCGTATAAGTCCGACAATGCTTGTGTTGTGCCTTTAAAATCTAATGTTTTTAATTGGGTAGCAGTTAAACCAATTCCTAGTTTTGCCAATTTTGAATCATTGCCTTCATAGGCTTTTGCCAGGGCTTCAGTTACTGTTGCCAAATCTTTTCCAGTGCCTTTTGAAACATCAATGGCAAGATTTAAAATGTCTTGAGATTTGGCGGTGTCCTTTGTCGTTACCGCTAACCGCTGGAATGATGCACGCAAATCATTGTCTGTGATTCCAGTAGCCAATTGGGTTTTGCTGATGTAATCTTCAGTTGCTTTAATTTGCGCATCAGTTGCACCTGTTGCTGATTGCAGCGCATTTGCCAATCTTAGTTGTGCGGCTTCATCCTCAATTGCTGACTTAACCCCATCAATTCCAATTTTGATTGCGTATGCGCCCGCTGCGGCTGCGGCTGCGGCAAATGCAATTCCAACTTTTTTGCCCATGTCAGAAACACGACTGCCAAATGTATCAACATCATTTTCGGCAGACTTTGTTGCTTTTTTTAACTCACTTAGATCAGCATCAAAGGTGATTGAAACTTTAGGCGTTGCCATTTAATCCCAACCCCTTCACAATTTCTGAAAATCCTTTTGAATACTCTTGAGCAACAATTGGCGCATAATAATTTGTAGCAGGTGCTAACCAATAGCCTGATTCTTTGTATCTTGCTTTAAACCTATTGCTGTATTTACGACCAGCACGATCAACGCCCTGATGTGATCCGTATTCCGTTCCCCATAACAATTCACCAGCGACTGCACTGGTTTGTTTTGTTCGGACACCTTTTTTGTTTTTAACTCCACCATAAGGTCTGCCAACTTTTTTAGTGCCACCTACATCAACCCGAATCATGCGATCTCGTGGGGTAAGTATTGATTGCAAAACCAATTTTGTTTGTGGGGCAGGGGCTTGCATTCCAAACATCATCAATTGACCTGCAAGTCGCTTTGATAATGGCTGAGCCATGTCACGAACTTTTGCAGATGTTTCTTTATCCATTAAACGCAATGAGTTTCTTAAATCACGCAACGCAATTGGCTCAAGCGTTATGGAATAAATCCCACGCCCTCTAGTGACTGCCATTGCGCTGCTCCAAAATCTCGATTGCTGTTAAAATCTGCTCTGCGGTTTTCCATTCACTCATTGGAATTGATGTGGCAATTGCCAATTCAATCAATAAATAATTTATGCTTCCGCGTTTGAAACTTTTGGGTCATCTGCTCCCACCTGCACATCCACCGCAGTTTCCATCCAGGCATCAAATGGTTTAACTGGTTTGCCGCCCGCTTCACGCTTCATGGCGTGATATGCAAGGAATAACAAATCAGATACCCCAATTTTGTCCTGGGCTTGACTGATGATGTTGCCAGTTTTCTGCTCCCACTTTGCCCACTCAGTTACCTGCGCGGTATAAGTTTCAGATGACCCGTTTACATATTCAATTGTGATTGGTAGTTTCATTTGTTTGCTCCCGATTCTTTACTAGTCGTTGAGTAACGGTGTTGTTACACAAGTGAATGACAATGAAACTGTTTGTGCATCAGGTGCAGTGCCACCAGCTGAGGGCAGGATTGGTTGAACGCTGAATGTGAATACTGCGCCAGTATCAGCAGTCAATGAAACTGCCAATGGTGTTTGTGGTGCGGATGTAGCGGCAGTCCATAAACCTTC